GTATGTAGCTATATACCTAGTTGGGCAGACTCTACATCTAACTCGTTAAGTTTATCACTACCTAACTCTAGTATGAGTTACCAAGCTGATAAGTTTAGAGCAGGTGAACTAGATTGTAGTAATGCCATAGGGTCAGCTACTCAATGGGAGTTTGGTGTTACAGGTATAATACAGGGTGGTACTATATCTACAAACAACACTAAGACAGGTGACATAGGTGTGTACAGTAGAATAATAATACCGTTAGGTAAAAGAGTTAAGTCAAGAATAGATTGTAACAGATTATATGAGCTAGAGTTACAGAAAAAAGAACTGGAAGTAATGAAGCTACAACAAGAACTTAATCAGTTAAGAAGTTTATCATTTGAAAACTAAGGTGTAGTATGGCAGAAGTAGAGATAGCAGGTGCAAAGATAAAAGGTGGCAGACTCATGCTACTCGTACCAATCGTTTCGGCACTTGGTGGTGGCCTATGGGGTGGCTTTGAATTTTACAAAGACTACATGGACATGAAAGAGATTATCCAAGAGATAGATGTAGACACAATAACAGCTCAGAATACCTTAACACAGACTAAACTAGATGAAGCTATAGACTATACTCGTGATATTAAAAATAACTTACGTGAAGATATAATGTCTGTAGAAGGTCATGTAGATAAGATACGTAACGAGGTTCAGAATGCTATCGACGAAATGAACCAATTGCAGAAAGATACACTAGCATCTATGCGAGAAGTAGAATCATTAAATCGTGAGACAGAAAAAGATGTACGAGATACAATGCGAGAAACAGAAAGCCGTATAGAAGAAGCAATGACTAAACTAGAAGAAAGATTAGGTACAAGACTACAGGAGGCTTTGGATAACCCTCTGGTTGGAAACTAATGTACTTAGCTGTTATATTATATTGCACGGTTGCTATAGATGTAAGCACTTGTGATGTGATGATAAGAAGAGATCATTTGTTTGAAGATAAAACAGAGTGTAAACTACAAATTAACACAATGGCTAGAGGACTAATTTCCACTGGTCACACTGTCAGATCAAAGTGTTTTAAATTTAATCCTTATGGGGAGGAAACATAATGTCACCTAAAAAGCTACAACCAGATAGTAAGTACGCTATGGCAGATACTGATGGAGATGGTGTCATTACTGATGATGAAATGGATAGACATGAGCGTTGGATACGTTTAGAGAATGAAGATAAAATGATGGACACACAACGTACTATGGCTTGGTTAGCTATGGGTACAACAATAGTCACAGTTATAATACTACTTACGCCCATTATTAATATACCTCGTATGGAATCAGCATCGGGTTTTCTTAATACGTTTCTTGTAGCACAGATGGGTGTAGTATTAGGTTTCATGGGTGCTACAGCTTTAAGTAAAACTAAGACAAATCAAAATAAATAAGGGGATAAAATACATGAGAAAACTATTTATTGCAGGTGTTATTATTGCTCTCTCATCAGCTTACGCACAAGCTGAAGGGGTTGCTAAAAGAAGCATTCTGTCATTAATAAAACCAGACGCATCAGTCGAGTATGGGTTTAAGACAAAAAAATGGTCAGGTGATGTTGGTGTAACAGCTAGTGTTTCAAGACTGTCTGTTAGACCATCACTAGATTGGGGATATTCAAGTGGAGATTCTTTTGCTATCTCTGGTGCATCTGTTAAAAGCACAATGGCATTAAGTGATAACCTTTCTGCTTACTCAAAACTATCTTTAGATAAAGACTTTAAATACAGCGACCTATCAGTTGGTGTTGCTATTACTTTTAAATAGGAGAAATAACTATGGATTGGATTACAGCTAGATTAAAAGAGCCTACAACATACCTTGCATTAGCAGTCGGTGGTGTAGGACTAGGATTTGTACTTACGATGCCTGTACTAACTTGGATAGGTATAGTAGGTGGTATATTTGGCATAGTGCTAAAAGAAAAAGGTGGGGCAGAGTAATGTCATATCTCAACCGTGTACTACGTGCAATATTAGCTATGCCTTGTAATTGTTGCGACAAATGTAAATGTGGTAACTAATGTTAGGTTTACTAGGAAACATAATTAATCCAGTTGCAGGTTTAGCAGGTTCTTGGATCGAAGGTAAAACAGCCGCTCAGAAAGCGAAAGCTACTAAAGATCTAAAGATTGCTACAGGTGAAATTGACTGGGATCTTGAAGCTATGAAGGCTACACAAAGCTCATGGAAAGACGAATATCTAGTTCTACTTTTGTCAGGACCATTTATTTTAAGTTTCTGTGGTGACTGGGGTAGAGATATTGCAGAAGCAGGGTTTATTGCTTTAGGTCAAGCTCCTCAGTGGTACACATATTCCCTTGGTGTAGTTATAGCCGCAAGTTTTGGTATAAGATCTGCAACTAAACTATTCGGAGGAAAGAAATAATGGGATACGAACTAGGACTAAGGAGTCTACAAAATCTATCAGGTGTTAATCCAGATTTACAGGAAGTAATACAAAGAGCGATAGAGATTACTGAGAAAGACTTCACTGTAATTGAGGGTATTAGAAATATTGACAGGCAGAGAGAGCTTGTTAAGACTGGTAAAAGCACCACAATGAACTCAAGACACCTAACAGGCCATGCTGTTGATATAGCACCTTGGCCTATCTCTTGGGAATGGGAAGACTTTGACCCTATAGAGAAGGCTATGAAGAAGGCCGCAAAAGAACTTAAGGTTAGTATTGATTGGGGTGGTGACTGGAAGAGCTTTCCAGATGGACCTCACTGGGAACTAAGCTGGAAAAAATACCCTTAAGAATAACATACATTTAAAATAATTAAGCCCCTATACCTTAGTTGGTACAGGGGCTTTTTTTATTGTTTATCTTTTGTCAGTGACAGAACTCTATCCATATAAAATTTTATGAGTCTGTTATTATACCATTGTGCTTTCTGTAAATCTTCTATCCCATTCTTGTATCTCCATCTATGCATATACTTAGCTATATTTCCACGTAGGTATCCTATAAACTCTTCATCACTTAAGAAGTCTTGTATGTAGTCTATACACTCTATCTTTCCGTTTCCGTAATGAGGTGGATGATTCACATTATCTTTTTTCTTAGTGTCGGGCTTCCACTCTTTTTCAGACCATTTAGCCATACTTACTCCTTATTTCCACTAGTGGGTATTAATTATATAAGAACTATTTTAGATAATACAAGTGTCTAAGAACTAATATCTACCATTTCACACACTTCTCCTGTACAAGCAAAGGTTTGACTTGATCTAGTTGTGTCCTCTACTTCAAACTGTGATAGCTTAGACCAATCGATCTTACTAGGCATAATAGATAATAAACTTTCGTATGTATGATGCCTTTCTGTAATAGAATCGTCAAACTCAGACACAACAACTTTAAGAGGACCTTCAGCTTCTACCTCTTGATAAGGTGCTTGAACATAAGAGTGATCTACATAAGGTAAGAAGGACACACCGCTCATCTCATCAAAATGTTTATACACAAAAGAACCTACCTCTAGCCACTCCTCTTCTTTAACACTAACTGTTATACTAGGTTTATGTTCACACCAATGCCTTTGATAAGTTAACCACAATTCTAGTTGCTCAATAGCAGTCATGTCATCTCTAAATATAGAGTTATCAGGAGACTTAACAGGAAAGCTAAACACTGTAGTATTATCTGGTTTCATTGCACAAGGCTCAGAAGGTATACCTTGCTCTACCATAAACTTAGTTAGTGGGTCTTTGTTGTCTCCTCTTACAGTTCTAATATAGTAAGGGCTATGCCTAGCATGAATACCTGATGCACTATCAACCATCTGACTTACTGTACCACTAGGCTTAACACAAGTAGTTGCAGTAGACTGTTGTATTCCTAAAATACTAGACCATTCTTTATTAGTGTCTATAGATACCTGCCTTAGTGTATCTAAGGTTTTATTTAGCCCTGAGTTAGCTTTAGTCATAAGTGGGTTGTCCATAATACCAGTTAAGCTGACTCCCAGAAGCCTTTCCTCTTCACAGTTGTTGGCCCATACTTTACGTAAGTAAGGGAACTTGATGTAACTAGATTGTATAGTTCCTATTATAGTAGCTATCTTAACCTTTTCAATTAGTGAGTTTATATCATCTGTAGCTCTAACAACTACCTCACTTAGATTACAGAACTCATGTGGTCTTAAGCTAATTTCGCTACAGGGGTTCGTTCCAAACTCAAACTCTGGGTTACGTCTACCATTACGTTTAGCTACATCCTTACAAGCCTGTCTATTAAACACACCACGTTCACCTGACTTACTTTCTACAAGAGCAAGCCACTCACGCATAAAAGTTTCCATTGCAGGTTTTTCAGTATAACATACTGAGTTGTTAGATAAGGCTCTATAGGGTGTGCTATCATACCATGAACCTGACTTAGCGTGTCTCATTCTATCATCATCTAAATTAGATAGTGAGATCATAGCTGAACGTCTAACACCACCTACAACAACAATCTCTCCTATCTTACACATAAGATCGTGACACTCTATGGGTGCAAGTTTCCTACCTTGTGCAGATTTAAATGTAGCTAACGTAAAGTTAAATAAATCCACGAGAGGGGCAGGTCCAGAAGCTCTACCACCAAATGTCTTGAGCCTAGCTCCAGCAGGTCTAACTAAAGATACATCCCATTGTGGTATCTCACCTGCATACAGCAGTGCTACAACCTGTCTAAGAGCCTTAGCCCACCCCTCTTTACTATCTTTAACCTTAATAACTAAATCACTTTCTTGTAGTTCTGGTATCTCAGGTAGTTTGTTTACGAAATCACTCTCTACAGAAAAACCTACACCTGTACCACACAGAAGTATATACATAGCTTCATCAAACGCTTTAGGGTCATCTACTGGTAGATAACTACAGTTATACATACAAGTGTTGTCTCTGTTAGCGGCAGAACCTGCTGTCATTAAAGATAACTACAGTTATACATACAAGTGTTGTCTCTGTTAGCGGCAGAACCTGCTGTCATTAAAGCTCTCATAGATGGCATTACATCTAAATTAAGAATCATCTCCTCTATCTTTTTTATCTCTGGGTGTGATGCACTTAGTTTAGGTAATATAACATTAGACATATACCTACTTACTGTCTCAGGCCAAGTTTCCCTTCTATTCTCATCCTCTAACCATCTAGCATATCTTGATGTATGTATAAACGCTTGGTAATCTGTTGGTAAGTAGTTGTTCATTTTTTGCCCCTTTGCACTCTATCTTCATCTAACCATATCATCTTATCTATATCACCTCTGTGTATTCCTATATCTCTAAGCTCTCTATCACTGAGCCTATTTAAAGATTTAATAGTTTCCCTGTGAGTTCTCCAATGTTTTAAATAATTAAAATACCTTACAATTATACTATCTTTCATCTCCAGACCCTCCAAGAACACCTCTAGTTAATCTACTATTTAATTTATCAATATTAGCTTTAGCAACATCTGACATATTTATATTTAAGTCACTACATACTGCTGACATATACCACAAGACATCACCTAACTCCTTCTTAATAGCCTCTCGTTCAATAGTACCAAATATACCACCGTTGTCTCTTAATACTTTTTTGACCTTACCTGCTACCTCTCCCGCTTCGTTTACTAAACCTAAAGAAGGGTATATTATATTGTACTTATCATCATATATTGTAGTCTTACTTGCTTGTGTTTGATATTCGTCAAAGTTCATTCTACATTCCTACCATAAAATTCAGTTGCTTCTCTATGTCTCTTGTCAAATAAGTACCAACAACAATTATCTTTGCCAGAACTCTTACTACCTTCTATCCACTTTACTCTACCAACACTTACAATCTTCTTACAATAAGTCATAAGAAAAGATGACTGTTTTGTGTGCATCCAATCGGCATCAAACAATAACCAAGTAGGACATATATCTAAGTACTGGTCTATTATAGGATGTAGCACCCTTCTTTGCCACGGTGGGTTAGTTATTGTTAGTATATCATTATCGAACTCACTTGCACCATGAAAGTGAAGAGCATCTCCTTTTATTATATGGTCAGCTTTAGGTTCTATATCAAGAGCTAATATACATTCTGCCATACCATCAGTTAACTTACTTAAATGCTTTATCAACCTTCCATCACCTGCACACGGTTCTATATACTTAAAAGAGTAAGGTAAGTGAGGTATAAGGGGTTCTACCGCGTGTATAGGTGTCGGGTAATAATCACGAGGTACTCTTTCGAAGTTACTACGTTTTCCCATACACTGACCTCAACTTATCTAACGACACAAACTCTGGATCATATATACCATTATCTATATCTCTCTTTATAACTACGCCTTTCCACCAATCCCTATTTGCTTGTCCTGCCCAAGACTCTTCTCCTCCTTTGAAACAACCTGCAACAAGCCCAATAATTCCTGTAGGATGCGCCCCATCTTTAAAATACACAGAGCGTTTATGACTATGACCACAGGTGCTAGAATGGTTCCTGTTCTGAAGTAAGGTGTAAGCATGATGCAAGCCAGAAGTAGCTGTACCGAAATTACCACTAGAAAAGAAATGAGCATACGATACACCGTCATAATCAGCAATAGAAGGCCCTGAGTTTTTGTATTCGTGATACTCGTCGAACCAGTACTTCGTTTGAAGATGCTTGAAGGAAATCCCGAACTTGGCTCCCTCAAGTCTTGGATCATGTGCGATTGCTTTTTTAAGTCTATTCTCGTGGTTGCCTTCAAACCCAATAAAGTAAGGGCGTTTTCTTTTATGGTGTCTAAACTTCCACCTAAGTCTCTCCATTGAATCATTGTATGCCTCTATATCTTTCTCGTAAGACTGACTTACTATTGCTTCTGGGTATCTTGTATCAAAACTATTTAGAGATCTCATGTCAGCACCATCACCAAGGTCAACAACATAGTCAGGTTTTATGTCATACAAAAATTCACCTAACCAAGAGAAACGGTCATTTTCCACTGAAGGGTCTGCGTGTCCACAAGTTAATATTACTGCTGTTTTATTAGGCATCGTATTTCCTATCGGTATCAAATTCGAGTTTTATGGGTTCTATAGAAGTAGTAAAGTGTTTTTTAAATTCATATGCACTGTCAAAAGAAATAAAAGGTACTTCTTCATCAAATAACTCATTGTTGTCTGTGTCTTGAACTAAACAATTAAGCCACCAAGTTCCAGTCTTATCCTCCCTTGGTCCATCGTGTACGCGGTGTATCATAAATGTTACTTTTGATTTGTCCATTCTTCGGGTATCCTTTTGTCTGAATATAAAAACCCATGTTTGTTACACCAATCTGCATAAGTAGACTTAGACCCCTTATACAACTTAGCCCTAGAGTTAGAAAACACAAATCTTATGTCTATGTCAGGGTATTGATGTTTTATCTTTAGGTGTTTCTTTCTATCTGCTGTCGTAAATCTCCCTTTGCTTTCTATTATTAACTCATTAGGTA